AATATGATGCACAATATCGTGGAGTAAAGTTCGTTAAGGAAGTTGAGAAAAAATGAAAAACAATAACTGGCAACTTGTTTTAATCAAGCAACAAAAAGAAAAAGAACAACGTAAACATCAAGCACAACTAGCAATGGCAATGCGATGATTAACTGGAGACCTTGACAGGTCTCCTTTTTTTATGTATAATTACCTTTGTCAGGGTTAATAAAAAATGGATAGAGAAAAGCTTAAGCTTATTGTCAGAAACCTTGAATCTCTGGTAGAATGTTTAAAGTCAGAGATTTATTCTGATGTAGATTCATATAAAATGAACTACGAAGAAATTGCCCAACACATTACTGATTACGACGAAGTATTTTATGAAGGAGATGACGATGGATATCCCGACTGAGTTTGAGTATATGAAACCAGAGGTCAAGCTTGTTAGTGTTACTCCTGATGCAGAAAAGCACATGGCATATTGTGCTCGGGTAAGTAATCCTGCTAATCAAGAGAATGAGAAGTTCTCTGGTCTTTTGAAGTATTGTATTCAGCATCAACACTGGAGCATCTTTGAACAAGCAACCATGACAGTGGAGATTAATACTACTCGTGGTCTGGCAGCTCAAATTCTTCGGCATAGGTCTTTCACATATCAAGAATTTTCGCAGCGTTATGCTGATACAAATCTTCTGAGTAAAACTATTCCTCTTCCTGAACTTCGTCGTCAGGATACAAAGAATCGCCAAAATTCTATTGATGATATTCCTGATTATTTGAAATTGGTATTGGGTGAGGATATTCGTGTTCATTTTGAGCACTCCCTACGCATCTACAATCGCCTTCTAGAGGCAGGTGTGGCAAAGGAGTGTGCAAGGTTTGTACTGCCCTTAGCGACGCCTACACGCCTCTATATGACCGGTTCTGTAAGGTCATGGGTCCATTATATCGATCTTCGCTCTTCACATGGAACACAGAAAGAACATATGGAGATTGCAGAACTCATTCGCTGTATCTTCACTTGCCAGTTCCCTGCAGTTGCTGAGGCACTTGGTTGGAAGCGTGATGGTTGTGCTGATTGTGTAGATGCTCCTTCCATTACTATTGAATAAATATTCCTATATTTTTATGTAATCTATGGCAACATATCCAGTTTATAATAAAACCACCGGTGAACAAAAAGAAGTTACGATGAGTATTCACGATTGGGATCAGTGGAAAACAGACAATCCTGATTGGGATAGAGATTGGTCAGATCCTTCAACTTGCCCAGCATCTGGTGAAGTTGGGGAGATTTATGACAAACTTAAAAAATCTCATCCAGGATGGAATGATGTTCTTCATAAGGCATCAAAAGCCCCAGGATCTAAAGTAAAACCAATCTGAATTTGTAACCATGCCAGCAAAAAGAAACGCTCCAAAATCACCCGTACCATTTGGAATGAGCAACAAACAAATGAAGAGAAAGAAGCCAATTAATTCTGATTTGATGAGGACAATTGAACCTCTAACTGAAAATCAGAAAGAACTTTTCCGTTGTTATAAAAACGATCAAAATATTGTTGCTTATGGATGTGCTGGAACAGGTAAAACATTCATCACTCTTTATAATGCTCTGAGAGATGTATTGGATGAAAGAAACCCTTATGAAAAAATCTATATCGTAAGGTCTCTTGTTGCTACTCGTGAAATTGGTTTCCTTCCTGGAGACCATGAAGATAAGTCTTCACTTTACCAAATTCCATATAAGAATATGGTAAAGTATATGTTTGAGATGCCAAGTGAAGCAGACTTTGAAATGCTCTATGGAAACCTCAAAACTCAAGGTACGATTAGTTTTTGGTCTACTTCTTTTATTCGCGGAACTACTCTGGATAATGCAATTATTATCGTAGATGAATTCCAAAACTTGAACTATCATGAACTTGATAGTATAATTACTCGTGTAGGTGAAAATAGTAAGATCATGTTCTGTGGCGATGCTACTCAATCTGATCTTATTAAGACGAATGAAAAGAATGGAATTATTGATTTCATGAAGGTTCTTCGTATTATGCCTTCAATTGATATTATTGAATTTGGAGTTGAAGACATCGTTCGCTCTGGATTAGTGAAAGAATATATCCTAGCGAAAATGGAAGTTGGTGTATGAGTTTTATTCATTGTAATTTTTTAGGTGATCTTGAATTAGAAAAGAAAGAAACAAATGGCATCCGCCTCTACAATCTTCCAAGTGGAGCGTGGGTTCCTTCTATTACTTCTGTAACTTCATTTTATAATCGTCAAATCTTTGTGAAGTGGCGACAACGTGTTGGTCTTGAAGAAGCAAATCGTATTACAAAGAGAGCAACAGCAAGAGGCACTGACTTTCACCAAGTCTGCCAAGACTATCTGGAAAATAAAGAACTTAATTGGGATGATTATCAACCCATGACAAAGTTTATGTTCTATCATCTTAAACCAGAACTTGATAAGATAAATAATATTCATGCGATTGAAAGAACTCTTTATTCTGAATACTATGGACTTGCAGGACGAGTTGATTGTATTGCAGAATATGAAGGAGAACTTGCGGTCATAGATTTCAAAACATCAGACAAGATTAAACCTGAAGAGTGGATTGAAAACTATTTTGTTCAGGAAATGTTTTATGCTGCGGCATATTACGAACTTACAGAAATCCCCATCAAAAAACTTATCACATTAATGGTAACTCCTGGCGGAGAAGTCAAAGTGTTTGACAAAAGAAACAAAGGGGACTATATTAAGTTATTAGTTCGTTATATCAAAGAATTTGTACATCACAATACTAGGTCAGATGGAGAATGAATTAGAAAAAGTTCTAGAAAGTAAATTCTTTTGTCCATCGCGGTTTGCACAAGAGATCGAAGCACTTGTGCAAACTAATGCAGACATGAATTATATTGACGCGATTGTTTATTTCTGCGAGCAAAATAATATTGATGTTGAGTCTGTGCCAAAACTAATCTCAAAACCTTTAAAGGAAAAGATTAAGTATGAAGCGATGGAATTAAACTTTCTAAAAAGAAGTTCTCGTGCAAAATTACCACTTTAATTTTATTTTAGGGTAAAAATTTTCCCGGCAAAAATTAACCTTATTACTTTTTTCATGATGCCTGTTGATGCCTATAAGTGCTATCTATCTTTGAAGAACCATTTCACGAAAGATAGTTATGATTATCACAAGTATTGTGGTAAAAGTCGTGCGACTGTACAATCTTTTTACAAACGTAAAGATCGTTTTTGGTTTGAAAAAATATCAAGGCAAAAAACAGACCAAGAAGTTATTGAGTTCTTTGTATCAAACTTTATTACCTGCACTGATCCAAGCAAACTTTGGATTGGTGAAATGATGAGAGAAGGTGACGCTAGATATGAAGCATGGAAGAAGAGAAATCAATCACTGTCTTATGTCTTCAAAGAAGAAACTCAACAACTATTTGATTCCAAAAAAGTAGATGAAGTTTTTGATTGCTCTAAAGGTCATCCACCTGTTCTAAAAAAGTTCCTGAACGGTAATATTAGCCTAGAAACACTAGTGATCTACGATAGAATATTACTGTTCGGGAAAGATTTTGATAAGAAGTTACAAGACCCAGTGTGGGAAACTGTCAGTATGAGAATGAAAAAATATTCTTCATTTCTAAATATTGACGTACCACGTTATAAAAATATTTTGAAGGAAGTTGTTCTAGGGGACAAATGAGTTTTTTTAAATCAGAAGTCGTTCGTGCAGAAATGACTGAAATTAGTGAAATGCAAGAAGAGGTTTATCAAAACGTCTTCAAGTTTTCTACGATGTCCAAAGAAGATAAACTGAAACATGTTGAACTTCTTGAAAACCTTCTTGAAAAACAGAAAGTACTTTACACTCGTTTAAGTCTTTCTGATGATCCTGAAGCTAAAGAAATGAAAGAGCGAATTACTCAATCTGCAACGATGATGGGACTTCCTCCTAATGTTGATATGAACATTATATTGAATAACATGTCACAAATGCTTGAGGTGATGAAGAAGCAGATTGACAAAACTGGTTCTGACCTGTAGAATAACTAGGTACACACAAGCCAAATCCGTACAC